GGGCGCATCAGCGATTGCACGCTGCCCACAGCCACCCGGAACCAGCTGCCCAGGCAGCTCTCCTCCGCCTTCTCCACCGCGCACATCAGCCCGGTGGACTTTCGCAGCTTGTCCGCGGCCTGCTCCAGCAGCTCGCTCCGGTGGGCCAGCACCAGCACCCGTTCCCCCGCCGCCACGCGGTTGGCGATGACGGCGGAGAACACGATGGTCTTCCCGGTGCCCGTGGGCAGCACCAGCAGCGTCCGGCGGCGGCCGTCCTCCCACTCGGAGAGGACGGCGTCCCGGGCCGCGGTCTGATAGGGTCTCAGTTCCATGGGTTCCTCCTGTCTTGGTCGTTCGGGGTTGAATGTTCGTCTTATTTATCCTTGCCGAACAGCCTGCGCAGGTCGTCCGGCGTCACCTTCACCGCGCCGTGGACCATCCTCTGGCCCTGCCTGTATTCCCGCGCTCGCCTCAGCCCGTCCGCGATGATCGCGGCCTCCATCAGCACGTCATTCTCGAAGATCGACTCCGCGATCTCCAGCTTGTTCACGTTCTCCAGAGCGACCTGTTGGTTCTTGTCCCCATCCTCGTCCGCGTCAGTGATCGCCGCGAAGTAAAACCGGTCGCACTCGACGCCCACGCGGTACTCCGCCCGCAGCTCCTCCGCCGGATCCAGCGCCTCTACCTTGATTCGATACTTTGCCATGCTCTCTTACCTCCTCAAAACGCTCCGGGAGTGAACCCGCCCATGGGCGCAGCGGGCGCCGGCGCAGCAGGCGCGGGCTTCACCTCGGCAGGGTCGATGTAGCGGTCCACGCGGTTGTTCTTTCGCTTGTCGCCGTCCTTGCCCTTGTACTCGTTCACGATCAGGGCGCACCAGCCCTTGGCGCCGGGCACCTTGTTCCAGTCCATGCGCAGCTGCTCGCCGCGCTTGCGCTGCCCGATGGCCGTGAAGAACTGGCACAGCTTCCACTCCTGGCGGGAGTGCAGGTACAGGTTTTCGGTGATCTCCGTGACGCCCAGGGCGCCACCGTCCACCTCCAGCGTCAGGGTGGCCTTCTTACAGGCTGGGATCTTATCGCCGCCGGCGTACTCGCCGCGCTCGAAGGCCTTCACGGTGAAGGGATAGTTCCCCTCCGGCAGCAGCGTGAAGCTGCTGTCGTTCTCGATGATGTCGTTCCAGTCAAACATGCGGTCTGCCATTTCATTTGCTCCTTTCAGCTATTCCTTTTCCCTTTTCCCTGTTCCCTTTTCCCTGGTCAGAACGGATCGTCCTCCCGGTTTACCCGGGCCGCGTTCACCACCTGGGGCCACACCTGCGGGTGCATCAGCCAGCCGGTCATGAACTGCTCGTTTTGCGTGATCACGCTCCAGGGCGTGTCCGCGGGGTAGTAGCCCTTCTGGGCGATCACGTATCGCACCTCTTCGGGGCTCACCTTGGCCTCCTGCATCATCCTGGCCAGGGGCCCGGGCAGCCCGGCGTACATCCCGGCATCCGCGCTCTCCGCCTTCCCCGCAGGGACGCCATTCATGCCGCCCGCGTTTTCCCGCGTTTCTGCGCGTTTCTGCGCGTTTTCCTGCGCGTTTTTCTGCGCCGCTGCCTCCACCTTCCGCGCCAGTGCGCTGGGGTTCTCCGGCTTCTGCGCTTCGCGGGACTCCCCTTGGCTCGCCCCCGTGAGGGGGAGAGCTGACGGCACAGCCGGCTGAGAGGGGGCACCCTGTCCACCTTCAATCACGCTCCGGACCACCTCATAGCTGAAATCCGCCTCCTCCGGCAGGCCGAAGCGGTTCTTCGCGTCCCAGCAGCTGTGGTGCGTGGTATACATCACCCGCCGGCCGCCCTGCACCTTGTTCTTGCCCTTGGCCGCGCCTTTGCCGTCCACGTTCACCACGATGGTCTTGTAGTTGGCGAAGATCACCATGTCCGCCCACTCCTTCACCATCCCGGCGATGGAGGCCTTGGGCGCGTCGGTCAGCTTCAGGCCCCAGCGGTCATAGGCGCCCAGCTCGTCGGGCTGTTCAAACTTGCGGATGGCCGCATGGCAGCACACCACGATGTTCACGCCGCTCTCCCGCACCTGCTCCAGGCTGTTCAGCAGCCGCCCGAACTCCTCGAACACGTACTTGTAGCCCTTGCCGTAGCCGTAGTCCTCGATGCCGGTCTTCTGGTCCCTGGCACACACGTACTCGCTGCACAGCGTCTCCGCCCAGTCCGCGGTGTCCAGCACCAGCGTCTTGCAGCAGCCGGGATGCTGGCGGACGTATTCCACCTCGTTCAGCAGCTCCACCCACAGCGCCGGCTTCGGCAGCCGCTTCACGTCCATGTGGACCGTGCTGCCCTCTGTGTCGATAAATACCGGGTCCGGGAACTGGCTGGCAAAGGTCGTCTTGCCGATGCCCTCGGGCCCGTAGATCACCGTCTTGATGGCGGTGGGAATCCGTCCGGATGTGATTTCCATCAAAATACGCCCTCCTTAAAGCTCATGGTCGTCGCCGCGTCAGCGGCCGCCATTCCTTTTCCATTTTCCCTGTTCCCTGTTCCCTGGTGCTCCGCCACCATCCCGTCCTCGATGATGATGCTGCACTCCTCGCCGGTGCTCACCCGCGTGGCGATCACCTGCAGGCCCTCGCTCGCCAGCCATTCGCCGAACTCGGCGAGGGTCTGGGCGTCCATCTGCTCCAGCTTGTCCAGCAGCACGAAGCCGCACTCGGGGTTGAGCTTGCGCACGATGGCGGTGGCCACCCGCAGCTGCTCGCTGCTGCTCATGCAGTCCCAGGCCTGGCCCTTGTACACCAGGGCGCCGTTCTCCACGCCCAGCCCGGGCAGGGGCAACGCCGCGCCCTCCAGCAGGGCCCGCTTCTCGGCCCTGGCCTGGTCGATCTGCACAGACAGGGCATCGTACTGCCGCGAATACTCCCGGGCCTCATCCCTGGCGCGCTCCCGCTCCAGGTTGGCCCGCACCTTCGCGTTGATCGTGTCGATCTCGGCGATGCTCTTTTCCAGCGCCTCGGTGCTCTCCATCTCCAGCTCCGCCGGGGACTTCTGCGCCGCCTCGGCCTTCTGGGTCAGCTCTCCGGCCTGCTGCTGCAGGTCCATCAGCCGCGCCATGGTGACGGCGATCTGGCTGTCCACCCGCTCCCGCTCGGCCAGTATGGCGTCGTACTCCCGCGCCCACTGCTGGCGCTGGGCGTTTCTGGCCAGCACGTCCTGCTGGGCCTGGATCAGCTCAGAGGCGCTCACAATGTCCTCCGGCACGCCGTCGTACTGGGGCATCTCCGCCGCGTACTTCTGCTTCTGGTCGGCCACCCGGCCCACCATCAGGCGCTCCTGGTACAGCGCGTTCTCCCGCTGCTCGATCTCAGCCAGCTGCGGCCCCACGCCGATGATGTTCAGCAGCGTCGCGGCCTTCTCCTTGTCGCTGGCCTCCATGAACTTCGGCAGGTTCAGCGCCAGCTTCTCCACGAACTCGTCCAGCAGCTGCTGGCCCCGCCGGCTCCCGCTGGGGTCCGTCACCTTCAGCGTGGCGTTCTTGCCCTTGCGCTCCACGATCAGGCCGTTGGACAGCGTCACCGTGATGCTGGGCGGCAGCACACTGCCCTCCCGCTGGGCCATGGAGGGGCGGAACTTCTCCCCGCCCAGCGCCCAGGCGATGGCATCCAGCACGCTGGTCTTGCCCTGGCCGTTCCTGCCGCCGATCACCGTCAGGCCGTTCGCCGTGGGCTCCAGGGCCACGGCCCGCACCCGCTTGACGTTCTCAAGCTCCAGCTTGTTGATCTTCACACTCACAGGTCATCCTCCTCTGCGTCCTTTGCCTTCCCCGTAGGGACGCCATAATTGGCGTCCGGGTCTTCCTCCTCCTCGTTCCCGCCGAAGATGGCCATGAAGGCCAGGCCGATCAGGCCCACGATCAGCAGGAACAGGCCGAGGATCACTACGAAGCCGATCAGCCAGCCGGCGCTGGCCATGCCCTTCTGCATGAACTCCCAAACCATTATTCCGCGCACCTCCTCACCAGGGTCTCGGGGTAGTGGTACGCCTTGCTCACGCACCAGCACACAAATGCGTACAGCGTCAGCAGCCGCTCCGCCCACCGGGGCGCGGGCATGGGCTGGGTGTACTCCACCCGGGCCTTCTGCATCATCTGCTTCAGCTCCTCCGGGGTGTGGCGCTGCATCGCCAGTCGCCGGATCACCTCGCGGCTGGCCTTCGGGGCCGCGGGCGTCGCCGCCTCGATGCCGGTCCGCAGCGCGCCGGACAGCGCCGGGTCGCCGCCGGTCCTGATCGCATATCCAAATCTCCTCATGGTCTCATCCTCCCTATCACACTTGTCGGTCGAGCAGCTCCAGCACGGTCCTCCCGTCCGTCACGCCGCCCGACAGGGCCTTGAAATAGTCGCTCAGGTAGAACTTGCGGCAGGCCTTGTAGTGGGCCTGTACGGTCTGGTTGTTCGGCTCCACCTTCCGCTGCCGCGCGCACTGTATGTAGTCGCTCGCCGCGCCGGCCAGAATCGTGGATGCCAGCTTCACGCAGCCGTCCAGGTTCAGGTCCTTCGGCCGCAGGTACTCCGCCATCCGGCGGTGGTTGAACTCGCCGTCTTGCATTACATCAATTCGAAGTACGGGCAGTCCCCGTCGCTTCGCTCCTCTGAGTCGTTCGGGATGGTGTGCAGGGCCTTCCGCAGCGGGCACTGCTTGCGGCCCACCTTGTCCAGGTTGCACATCATGCAGTGGTCGTGGCACCCGGCAAACAGCGTGTTTACCA